GTCGCACAACAGCTGAGTACCACGTACCCGGCCAAAGCATACTTGGAAACGACCAAAAGGCTCCTCCAGTTGCTGAAAAAACAATTACAATCGACGACCTATTAATCAGTTCTGCGTTTGTATATGAGCTAGATGAAACACTAGCACACTATGATTTGAGAGGAGAAATCTCAAACAAAATCGGTTATGCTCTTGCAGAGAAGTATGACAGATTAATCTTCCGTGCTATCGCAAAGGGTGCTAGAATAGCTAGCCCTGTGTCTATGACAAACTTTGTAGAGCCCGGTGGAACACAGATCCAAGTTGGTGGTGGATCAGACGCAGACGACGCTTACAGCTCAACACACCTAATCTCAGCTTTCTATGATGCAGCAGCTGCACTAGACGAGAAAGGTGTATCTACTGAGGGTAGAGTCGCTGTTCTAAACCCAAGACAGTACTATGAACTTATCCAAGCTGTAGGTTCTAACGGTCTTGTAAACAGAGACGTACAAGGTACAGCTCTACAGAGTGGAAATGGAATCATTGA